CACTGGCCCTGCCTTAGAGAGTAAATCGGTCTTGGCTTGTGAGCCAGCGGATGATCCAAAGTAATAGGCAATGATGCCCGTCCATGCCGTACCAAGGCTGCCCAGCATCATCAAGATGGCAGGGTTGCTGTCATCCAGTTTGTTGAAGAACATTAGCGTCATGATGGCAAAAAAACCGACAGTGACAGAGCCAGCCAATATTGGCGGCATCAGGCTGCGGGTGGTGGCCTGCATCTCCCGCGCTGACTTCCTGTCCTCGACCTCCAGCTTTTCAAAGTTGAGGCCAAGCTCCTGCGCTTGTTTCTGCAACTCGATCTCAGCCATCTTGACTTGAGCAATTTGCTCTGCCGACAGCTTGTTGTTGGAGATCAGGTCGCCCACCTTGTCGGGGTCAACACCGATGGCCTTGGAGATGGCAGACACTGCCATGCCGGCCAGTGGGCCACCCATTGCCGTGGCAATCGTTGGTGCAATTTGTTTTAGCCAGTCCATTACTGTTTACTCCTTGAAAGCATTGTTGCGGCAATTTGCAGCATTGCACGGGTGCTGTCCATGTCTTCGGGCTGGGTAGCCCAGCCGACTGTGATCTGGCCAACAAAGCGGCCTGGCTCCGGTGGCACTGAAATGCGGCATGTGTAGGCCACACCCTTAGCGATATACCAGAGGCCCATTTCACTCTGCGCTGACTTGTACTCGCCGCATGGAATCTCGCTGGCCATCAGTTTGACCACATCGGCATTGTTGGCAGCGTTCTGAGTAAACAAGCCGACATCCAGCCCGTCATTGGTCTTGTCTCTGCCGTTCTTGCCATAAGCCCGATACAGGATGCGCGTGCCAAACATGCTGTTGACTTTGAACACCGCCACCACCAGCGCACCAGATTGCTTGAACAGATGCGCCGCTGCATCCTCCACTCTGTCTTCTGCAATCGTTGGAATCTTTTTGGACTCTTTGTAAGCGCCGATCAGCAGGTCTTGGTTTGTATATACAAAGTACCCTGCAAAGGTGAGCACGGCCATAAGTACAAGAGCGAATAACCTGAACGGAGAACTGACATATGCCAGCACCTTATCCACCAACTGGAGGGGGCGCTCGTCAGTCGCCATCAGCACTTACCTCCGCACTGCTGCTGCATCACCTCAAATATCAGCCAGCCCAAAAAGCCCAGAAGAGCGCCAAACACCAGCAACATGAGCACAAGGGTGATAAATTCGTCAAGTTCCTTCTTTTGCCGTGCAGCAGACTCACGCTCACGCCGTGCATCATGCGCTGCCTCTTTGTCAATGCTTGCGGCACGGGCCACGATCTTGGCCCAGACCTCCATCTTGTTTGATTGGAAAAAGAGCATCTTGATCTCTTCTTCAAATGCTCTAGCCTGCTCGATGGCCAGTTCAAGCTCAATGGCCTTGCCCATTGCGCTGCCCTTGAAGCCGCCCGTCTTGGACTGCTGGACAACTTTGATGGCATCGGCCTTGGCCGAAAAGAACTTGCCCAATACGGGGCCGAGGGATTCTACGGATTGGACAGTCTGGGCGGCAGTCTTCACCAGCTTGACCGCTGTCTGAATGGCCGCTAGCGCTGTGAATGGATCTATCACGACTTCTTCTCCCGCCACTGCAAGCACCAGACCAGCAGCCGGTCAGATGACCATGACCAGCGCACGCACTCAAAGACAGGTGCCGGTGCTTGCGCTGCTGGCGGTGGTGGCGGCAGCGCGTCCATGATTACATGAGGATTTTCTTAATCAGTTCAGCGGCAAAGCCTGGCCCGAGCAGCGTGACAGCAATCAGCGCATAGAGGATGTACTCAATGCGGCTCATGCGCTTGCTGCCTGATTCAAAGCTCTTCTGGATCGCTTGGTAGCGCAGCGCACAGACTTCCTCATGCGTTGCCAGCCGAGCGTCCGTTGCGTCTATCTGATTCATGCTGCTTCAAGTGCGGTGATGCGGGTTGTCAGGGCTGTGATGAGGGCTTGTTGCTCTTGGATTGCTTTGACCAGCGTAGGAATTAAATCTTGAGTGCGTAATCCAAGATATTTAGTTTCGTCCGCATCAGTAACTTTAAATTGAGATATTAAATCGGGTAATATTTCTTGTACTTCTTGAGCAATAAAACCTACCGCGTTCTTCCTGTCCTCACCCTTACCATCAATCCAATCAAATCTGCGTGGCTTTAGCGCCAGCACTTGCGTTAAGCCAACATCAATATCTTTAATATTCTCTTTAAATCGCTGGTCTGAGGTAGATGTAATAGATGTGCTAGTTGAATAAATAGCGCCGCTATCAATCACATAGAATTTATTCGCCCCAGCGCCTGTATTGTAATATTGAATGGCGTTGTATGTTCCGTTGGTTGTATTCCTTGAACAATCAATAAGCAGTGCTGTACTAGCATTACTTGCATTTGTTTGTTGAAGCACAATTCCACGATTGTTTGCAGACTGCAATACCGCTAACTTTTCGCCGCCATAAAGACTCGTAGTCCCCACCAGAAAGTTACCGCTGGAGTCGATACGGGCGCGTTCTGTGCCGTTGGTCTGGAAAGTCATTGCAGCGTTAGACTGCTGAATTAACTCAACATTTCCAGAATTTCCAATTTTATTGATGTAAAAGTAATCGCCCCCACCAAAGTTTGCACCATCCGCATCTAACCAAACTTGGGCAAGACGACTTCCAGCCGTTGCGCTTGAGGTGGCATTAAAGCCGCCACCCGCATTATTTGCAGCGGTTGCATCGCCCGTCCGAAACAATCCTATGCCTAGACCGCCAGTTCCTGCTACAGCCTCAAATTTTACTGTTGGTGTAGTCGTACCAACGCCCACAAAACCCGCCGAGTCGATCCGCATAGCCTCCGCACCACCTTCAGCAAAAGCAATGGTGTCAGCGGCAGGGAAGAAGATGCCGGTGTTGGTGTCGCCTGTGGCTGTAATGGTTGGCGCAGCCGCAGAGCCTGCTGCATGAGATGCAATCCCGCCAACAGTCAAAACCTTACCAGATCCAATGTTCAGGCCGACACTTGTACCAGTGCCGTTGGCGGTGAAGATCGCGTCCACCGAGTCCAGGTCGGTATTGATCTTTGTACCCCAGGTGTCTGTCGATGCGCCTACCTCTGGCTTCGTCAGCAGTAGGTTGGTGGTGGTGGTATCTGCCATGCGTTACTCCTAAATGGATGTCCAAGTCTCTGAATTATCAACGATTGCGACCCATGTTTCTGCACTGTCGCTAATCGGTGTGTAAGTTTCTGCGCTGTCGGGTATCGCACCCCAACCAAATCCAAAGATGATGCCGACAGACCCTGTGGCGCTGTTGCCTGTCAATGCAATTGTGATGGCATTACTGACACTGCCAACTGATCCCGTACCCTCAACACCAGTGATGTCTTGGAACGATATGACCTCGGCCAGCACTGTGCCGACAGCACCCGTGGCGCTGTTGCCGGTGACCGCCTTCGTGCTGGTGACGCTGACAGAGCCGATAGAGCCTGTGGCCGTGTTGCCGGTGACAGCAAATGAAAAACTCGGGGTAACGCTGCCAACTGACAAAGTCGCCGCATTGCCGGTGACTGCATTTGTCGAGGATACCGATACAGAACCGACAGCACCCGTGGCCGCATTACCAGTGATGGCAAACGAAATAGAAACTGCAACTGTGCCGACATTGCCGGTGGCAATTGTCCCGTCTTCTTGGACAGACCTGTCGGCCAGCAAGTTACCAGCAGCACCAGTCGCCTGGTTGCCGCTGATGACAACATTGCCTATCCCGTAAGCACCAAGGCCGTAATAGCCTGTCCCATAAGCAGCCATGCCGCTGCCCCTTGGTTAAGCCAGCCGAATCAGGCCGGTGCTGGCGTCATTGGTTGGCATGGTCAGCGTGAATGTCCCAGCGGTCACTGTCTGTGAACCAAAGGTGTGGACGCTGACCGCCTTGTTGCTTTGCGTGCTGTTGTAGATCAGGACAGCATCAAACGCTGTGGACAGCGTGACAGCAGAGTAGCTGATGCTGGCGCTTGGGGTCACAAAGGCAGTCGTGCCGCTGGTGCTTGGCGCAGTGCCAAAGGTCACTGTCACGCCGCCGGCAGTGTAGCCAGTGCCTGATACCTCATTGGTGGAACTGTAGGCCGTGGTGGCCGCATTGACAGTGGCCGAGGCCAAGTACAGCGCAGCCTTGAAGGTGTCGGCAGTCGTTGCTGCACGGATGACGCCAGTGCCAAAGTTGTGATGACCGACAAGCAGTTCACCCTTGAAGCTGGTACACATTGCCTGAGTATTTGCCATGATCTATTCCTTTAAATTTGTTCAGTAATGCCATCAGCAAAAACACCGCGCTTGAGCGCCATGTGGACGGATCGATGCACCAACTCGCCATCAAGCCAGTACTCGACCCAAGTCGTTGTCTCGGTATCGTTATCCAATGACCCCTCACGCTTTTCAAGCAGTGACTCGTCCATCTCGCCTTTAGTGGTGGTGATCATATTTATCCAAAAGTCTTTGCACGGGTAAGCAATGCACCGCCTGATGTCGCGCCTCGGTCATCAGCGACTTGCAGGTCATTTAAGGCACGCTCGTACAGCGTTGCCCACACCTGAATTCTATTGTCATCTTGAAGGTATGGCGCAGCTTGCAGCAGACTTCCGTACAAATATGCGTCTGGGCTGGACTCCAAAATAAAGTTGGTGGCCACCGATGTTGACAACTTTGACAACTTTGCGTAGTAAGTCAACTCAGTCGCATAGTTAGAGTCTGGTGTTGGCACAAGTCTGAATTGTTGGCCGACCACGCCAAAGAACTTGGGCCTGCCGCTGGCTGTGAATTTTGTTGCCTCTGCATCCAGCGCATCTATCGTCATAAACGACAGCGGGGTAACGGGATTAGTGCCACTCAGCTTGAAGGACTTGACCTCTAAAAAGTCATTGGGCGTTGCGCCGTACTCGGCATTGAATGAGGCATTGGCCCTGACGATCATCTGCCTTGTGCGCAGCGTGCGTTCCATCTGCGCCTCGGCCAAAGAGATAAAGTCAGGGATAGCCGCCGTCAGGTCTGACCGATTGAGCCAGTCTGCAATGGATGCCTTCAATTCGGTGTAGGTTGTCAGAGCCATCAGACTGCCTTTATTTCTTTCATCACCCAGGTGTGGTCATGCTTGAATTCAAAAGTCCCGATGTGTCCAATCTCTTTGGAGACATCGTGATCAATCCATATTTTAAAGCCAGCAGCCGCTGCTTTCTGACAGAAAAAGACATCCTCACCGACATATCCTCGTTTGTCCACGCGCCAAGGCGTTTCAAACCAAGGCTCGGCCAGTGCCGCAAAGACATTGGCCTTGATCAGCATCACGCCCATCCCCACAGACCCCACCTCTTGCAGGCCGGTGGACTCTGGCATCGTCCAGACCAATTCCCTCTCGCCGTTCTCTTTGTACAGTTGCGCTGTCGGGCCAGTGGGCATTCTACGCCGTGCGCAGTTTGTCGCCACAATGTCAAGGTCATGCTTTAAAAGACGCTCGATCATGTCTTGCGGAAACCGCATGTCAGAGTCAATGAACAGGATGTGGGTGCAGCCCTCAGCCATTGCATCCAGTGACAACTCTGCCCTCTGGTTGGCAATCAAAGTGCCTTGAGAGATCTTGAGGCTCACAGCGTCATTGGTGTTGATCGTGTGATACGCAACCATGTTCACCAAGTCGTAGCTGTACATGGTGTGAACCATGTCCCGTGCTGGAGTGCAGACTGCAATGTAGTTCATACTTTCCCAGGTCGTGTTCTAAAAAATTGATTGTCAGGATCGTTGAGCCAGCGCTTCATATATGCTTGGTCATCGATCTTGCCCTCGGCCTTCATCTTGTAATAGAGAGCTTCGGGGATGGATGCCACCAAGTGCCACTCGCCATTCCAGTTAGCCTTGCCATCTATAGCGTTGTAGACGGCCTTGTTAGCCTCAATCACCGCTGTCACATCTTGCTCAGTCTCAATTGTCACATCGCCGGTATCGGTATTCTCATGCCAGTAGCGGGTGATGCCTTGATCTTTGTTTTCGCTAAATAGTCTTTTGTGAATCATTTAAAAAAGGGCCAGATTTCTCTGGCCCTTCCCGTTGCTTACTGTTAAGAAGTAACCAAGTCAGCGGCCAAGCCGTGAGCATTCTCTGCCAACACCTTCAAGCCGTACTCGACCAGCAGCATGCGCTTGTCGGCATCGCCTGTTTTGGCCAGTTCGATCTGCTGGTAAGGACGCAGCACAACCATCTTGGCGTAGTCAGGATCTAGTACAAAAGCATCACGCTCACGCTGGAATCTGTTCGCAATCACGGCTACATTCCCGAAATCTGAAACATAAAGATCTACAGCGCCAACTAAAGTAGCAGGTTTTGCACCGCCATCAATGTTGAAGCGTGAAGATGCAATACCAGCGAAACCAGAAACGCGCTGCTTGTTGACAGGGCCAACCATCAGGATCTTAGGTGTACCGCCAGCAGTCCACACTTTCTGAATCACATTCTTGAGAATGGTTTCAGTGAAGGTGCGAACAGTGCCATCTGTACGGGCAGCGGAAGGCAGGGTCGTGTAAGTTGGGCTTGCACCATTGGTGGTGTCAAAGTCAATGTTGGTCTTCAAGAAGGCCGTCAAAGAACCCGTCTTACGCGCAGTAGTAGAGTCACCAGCAACTGCACCAGTGTTTGACAACATGATGAATTCTTGGTCACGCTTCAACTCAGAGCCACGCTTTGCGATCTGGTAAGCCAGTTCGCTGCGGCGGCCAGCCTTGTTAACCACTTCTTCAGTAGCTGACAAGACAATAGTCTTGCGGCTGATCTGTGCATAGTTCTGCACGCGAACAGTGGCGACCACGGAATCAAAAGTGCCGACATCATCACCCTCAAGCTGGGCGTTGGCAGCGGCTGCGGCCAATGTATCTGTTTGAAATTCAAACAGAGTATTGGTCACAGTTTCGCGTCCAATGTTGGACATAAAAGGCGTTTCTTCCATCCGTGTTGAACAAAGCTCGTTAGACTTTGCCTCCCTTTCGGGACTGCATGTTTCCATGCAGATCAGACTATATCTTCACCCACTTTCGTGGGGCTAGGTGCTTCGGGCCACTTGGCCCTACGATCTTTCGATCTAGTCGTTGAACCTTCCTCTTGCGAGGCTCGGCTGCTGATTGCCCTCGGCTGCCTATCCGTTAGGGTTTCCCAGCAATTCTCCTAGTGTCAATTGCAAATTACTCTGCAACGGCCCTCAAGTTAAGGCGCAATGTTGGTGATCACATTGCTAAGATCTTCCCGAATACCCTTTGCAGAGTAAGTCAGGAATGTATTGCTAACGATAGCCATGATTTTTCCCTATCTTAAAAGTTTAAAAATTGCATCAGCCGCATCATCGACACGGCCAGTTTTTGCAAGACGCTGTTGTGCGCGAGTAACCTCACTTGTTGTCGAAACCCGACCCGCTGCTCCTGGCTTGGCTGGTCGTGGGCCATTGTTCGTCACAGGCTTAATGCCTTGGCGTTTACTTACCATCTGGTCAAACAGTGCCGCTTTTCGCAGCAGTAAAACCAGCCGGTGATCGTAAACACTCTTCAAATCTTCATCAGAAAAACCGGCAGACTTGGCAGACTCAATGAGCATCGCTTTTTCGAGCTTTGCTTTCTTTGGATCTCGCCACTCTGGCAGTGCCGCCAACAGCGCATCTTTCTGGCTTTCCAGATGCTGCTGCATAGACTGCTGCTGCTCTTGCTGACTCAACTGGATAAGACGCTGCTGCTCGGCCTGAATAGCGTATGCCTTTTCCTGTCGCTCCCGCAAAACCTCTTTTTGCCGCACCCATTCAATTGGGTCTTCGTTATAAAGACGATCCAAATCGACCTGCGGCTCTGAAGCCTGAAGCTGCGCTTGCAATGCTCCCAACAATTGAGCGTACTGTCCACGCTCGGCCCGAACTGCCTGCGTTTCTTGCTCGACCTGCTTGCGCACTTCGGCAATCTGCTGCGTTTTTCGGGTGTAGTCCTGAGTCCTTGAATAGCCTTTTTGGAGTTCGTCCAGCGTCACAGCGACTTCCTTACCGTCAATCTTGACGGTGAAAGTCTGTGGCTGTTCTTGCTCCTCTTGCTCTTCCTCTTCTCCAGACTGTTCCTCTGAGGTTTCTTCATCTGGCGCGTCTTCCACACCAGACTCATCATCCTCAGAAGCCGCTGCCTCTAAGTCCTCTTCGGACTCTTCGGCTGACTGCGTCTCACCAACTT